TGAGGGCTGGAGTTATTCGCAGACTGCCCGGGAGATCCGGAAACTCTATGATGGTCCTATCACGGTCAAGCGGGCGCAACTCATCGCCACGCACGAAGCAGCGCAGGCATATGAATATGGCAATCGTGCGTTTGCGGATACTCTGAAAGACGACGGGATCGAGATGGAGAAGATGTGGACCACCTCGCACGACGACCGCGTGAGTGATGGGTGCGAGGAGAACGAAGGCGACGGTTGGATCCCCATCGATCAGCCGCACAGCAGCGGCGACCAGGAGCCCCCGAGGTTCCCCGGGTGCCGCTGTTTCGAGCAGTACAGGCAGGCGAAAGTATGACAGAACTCGCAGAACTTTGTAAACAGTGCGGCGGGAAGTGCTGCACCCATCCGTGGATGACGGACGCGGAATACGTCCGGCTGGTCCTCGTTATCGGCAATGAGAAAGCGCAGGCCGGCAGGCCGATCCGGGTAAACGGCGGATGGGTCTGGCAGCTCAAAGAGGGGGAACGGTGCCCGGGTATGACAGATACCGGTTGCGCTCTCCCGCATGAGGACCGGCCCCGGAACTGCCAATTATACCCGTTTGTGATGTTGCAGATCGTGACGAAGGAGATTAAACGCGATGTTCTCCCGGTGCTGGATATCCATGTATGCCCGCATTGGGTGGAGTTCGGCAAACAGTATGAGAGTATCAGAAAGGAGATCGAGAATGTCAGGTAAACGACCAGCCCCCAAGAAAGCACAACAGGAACCGCCCGCAGAAGTCACTATGGTCGAACAGGAGCCAGAAGCACCTATGGCGGCCCGACCCCCGACAAACGAGGACAGGATCGCAGCGCTGGAACAGGCGAACATCGAACTTGAACAGCGGATTAAAAGGATCGACACGTTTGTGATCCGGGTTGCCCGTGACCATTCCTATCAGTATGTGGGGTCAACTTGACCAGCGGCAAACCTCTCACCACGCTTGAACGGGCATATATCAGCGTTACGCAGGCCCGGCTCTCTCATTCGGTGATCGCATGGCACCTTTCCCTGATCTCGCACGTGCCCCGGAAACGGAAAGGGGTTAAGGATTACGTCAGAAGGCAGCGGAAATTATCTGCGGTATAAACCGCCCTATACTCTCCCTGTCTATACCCTACTATGGCAGACTGGCTCGTTTCATACTACAAGACCGTCACGGAAATGCAGACGGCGGTTGCAGCACTCCCAAACACCACGACAATTCATGTGGTTCCCGATAAAGAAGGCGGGTTCACGCTCATCCAGTCGGTTTGATACTATTCTTTTGAGGGGGATAAACCGCCCTATACTTTTCCCGCTCCAATAGTATACATGCCAGAAGTGGCAGCCATTTCTAAGCCCGATGCACCGATCATCACCGGAGGTTCCGACCAGCAAACCCCCGACGGTATTCACCACATGCGGGCGTTGCAGGTCAATTATAACACCGCAAACAAGTTTTACGAACTGGAGTCCGGTGATCTCCTGATCAGGGATGTGCCATTACTCGCAGAGGGCGAGTGGACGGATTCCGCGCAGAAGACCCCGCTTTTCTATCCCGCCAAGACTCTTGAAGCGTATGCCGGCAACTGGGTCCGGCGCACAGGATACAACCGTCACATGGGCGGCGTTCCCCGCGACGAGAGCAACCGGGTAAGTGAGGCCATCAATCCGCATTTTGGTCATTTCACAGACGAGGAGGGCAACACACACGCCGCCGTTATCTCTGATCTTCTTGTCTATGGTTCCACGCCGAGCGGCAGGGCGATGCAGGAACTGATCAAGCGGAAGAATATTCGGTATGTCAGCGTCGAGCACGGGGGCGATGAAGCGGAGAACCCGCAGACCCGCCGTATGGAGGCTTCGAGCCTTGTTTTCGGAGGTTTTGCTTTCGTGAACAGGGGGGCCTGTAAAGTTTGCAGGCTGAATGAAGCGCCCGCTGAAGATACAACCCCGGCACCCGTAGCGGTGCCGGTCGAGGAAACTATGGACACCAAAGAACTTGAAGCACAGATCGCCACGCAGGGCACGCTCATCAAGGAGCTGTCAGAGACGATCAAGGCACAGAAGCCCGTAGAGGTCAAGGCCGAGATCCCGAAGGAACTCGAAGCCCTCCCGGGCATGATCAAGGAACTCTCAGCGAAGGTCGACGCACAGGCTGCACAGATCAAGGCGCTGGAGCAGGACGGCACCCCGGCAACGGGCGCAGGTATCACCAAAGAACTCGGCGCTGTTGAACACTTCGCCGCATGGAATCCCAAAGATGGGACTGTATCAGGAGTGATCTAACATGACAGCAACCACCCCCGCAGCATTCGACCCCAAGCCCAGACAGCTCGGGACCGTTATTGATTGTATCGCAGGATCGGCCATCCTTGCCGGGCAGGTCGTGACGTTCAACGCAACCGGCGTAGACTGGACCGTCGAACCCGTGGACTCCGACACCTCACTCGTTGCCCCCTGTCTCGGTGTTGCACTGTATAGTGCCGCACAGGGCGCTCACGTTGCCGTGGCATCTGTCGGATCAATCGTCAAGGTCTGCGAAGGTGCAGGCGCCGATATTGACGCTGGCGACTTCCTGATGGCATCCGCAGCAGCCGGTTGTGTCATCACCGCAACCGATTCCGCTGATGCCTCATACCTCGGCATCGCCGTCACCGATATCGCAAAGAACGCGACAGGATACGCGCTCATCAACCCGCAGTATGTCGGTAAGGGGGCATAATCATGTCTGACTTCACTCACTCACGCAGGCTCTCGGCCCTTCTCGCAATGAACGAGATGGGACCCACCGAACTGAAACGCACAGTAGATAAGACCGTTCCGCGCCTGTTCACCGACAAGAATGGTAGGGAACTCGCATTCAATGACGGCGACGGCAAGTTTGTTCCGGTCCGTGAACTGCTCGTTTCTGAGGGTATCGCCGCAACCGGCCTGATCCCCACGGAAGTGTACGGGACAATCATCGAAGGCAGCGAACCTGCAAAGTGCTTCCGCACCGCCGTTCCCACCTTCCGCATGAACTCGGCGGTCCTCAAAGTCCCGTACGGCGAGACCGGCACCTATGCCCCGAAAGTCGCAGAAGGCGCAGAGATCCCGATCCAGGACCAGACATACGGCGTCGCAACCTTCACCGCGTACAAGTACGCAGTAAGGCCGATGGTCACAAAGGAAATGATGGCAGATGCCACTTTCGATGTGATCGCCGCTGAGATCCGGAAGGCCGGCTCCCGTGTCGAGAACGCCCTCAACTACTCCATGATGGAGTCGTTCATTGCGGCATCCGCTGGCAACGCATCAACCTACGACACCGATTGCGGTAGCTCGGGCGCAACCCCGCTGGCGTTCACTGGCAAGGCAATGGGAACTATGATCGGGCGTGGGTTTACCCCCACCGATGTGATCGTTCACCCGGTCTTTTACGGGGCAGTCCTCCAGGGCTCGGCATCCCTCGCCAACCAGGTCGGCGTCGATATGACCCGTGGCGGGCAGCTCGGCCGGATCTTCGGCATGACTCCCCACCTGCTCGGAACCGCCAGCTCTACGGTACAGGCATACCAGACATGGGGCTTCTCCGCAGACGGAAACAAGGGCGCTCTCCTCATCGACCGGAACGCAGCCGGTGGGATCGGTATGAGGGAAGATATCAGCATCGAGCAGTACAGCGACCCGATCCGGGATCTCGTCGGTATGACCGTTAAGGCACGGTTCGACACCCAGTCATTCGTTGCAGCCGCTCAGCAGTGGGTCCAGTACTAAGCAGGGGGGAAAATCCCCCATGCTTTGCACGGTTGGTAATGAAGATCTGACAGTATCGGCAAAATTAGACGCCGATGCCGTCAGCAACGCGGCGGAATATGATCTTTCGCATATCCTGAGCAGCCCGATTGAGCCGGGCACCGCTCCGGTATTGCTTGACCTGGAGAAGATGCACGATGGCATACTGCACGACTACTGATGTTTACCTTGAAGCAGGCACCTCAACCGGTACCGCCACGGTTACAGACATCGGCAACATGATCACCCGCAGCGATGAGGAGATCAATGATATCCTCGCGCTCAGTGGCCTTTCCGCCCCGACCTCATCATCTCTCCTTAAAACCGCATCCATCGCCCTCACCATCGCCAAGATCAAGCGGCGGCAGTGCGAGGAGCTCAGCCGGCCCAATTCCCTCTCGCTTGGCGGGGATATCTCATTCTCTGTCAATGGAGAGTCAGAAGCCCAGGCACTTGAAGCGAGGGCAACGAAGGCGATCAATCAGTACGTCCTATCAGTGAATGGCGGCGTCCGGGCATCCCGCGTAAGGTCGAGGTGCCGCTGATGCCCTACCCCGCAGCGTTCCTCATCCACAGCGCAACACTTCACCAACGCCAGCAGAACTTTACCCTCCCTTATGATGGTGGTACCGCCGTGTTTCACGCGGGTGCAACGCTCACAGGCGCAACAAGCCACGCAACCGCGATTATCGTGAGCACCGGTAGTATAGCATCTGGCAGTTTACAGGTGCACACGGTTACGGGGACCTTCCTGAA